TGGCTGCACGGGCCATGGCGGCGGTGAAGCCGTGCGTGTCGGCGTTCAGCTTCACTGTCACGGTTTTGTCAGCCACAGCGTCTCCTTCATGTGTGGTGTTTCACTGGAATTGTTTTGCCCATTCGGTGATGTGTTTCCGGTCGCCGTGGATCCAGCGGCGGGCCCTCTCTGGGTCGGGTTTCTGGTCTGTGTGGCCGTCGCGTCGTGCCTGGGCCACCTGATCCCGGTCCAGCGCCTGCAGCGATGGGCAGGTGATGGCGGCTCCGGTGTAGTCGGCTGCGGTTTTTCCGTCATGGCTGGACATGGGCTGGCCGCATCCGGGGCACAGGGTGGCCTGGTAATCGTCGAGGGCGTCGAGGATGGCGCGGTCCTCGGGGGTCCACCGGGGTCCGGTGTCACGCCCCCAGTAGACGGTTGGGGCTATGGCCCATTCCTTGGCGTGGTCGATGTCGCGGCGAATCTGCGGATCGGTGACGGCCCTTTTCAGAAAGGGAGGTCGATTGTTTCCGTGCATGCCTCGATCGAGGCGGCCCAGCATCGTGACACGTCAGCTGGGGGAAGATTGTCCAGCAGACGGTTCAGGTCGTTTCCGCTGATTCCGGCGTCCGCCCCGTCGATGGTGGTGGCTTTGGTGAGGCAGGCGCGGGGCAGCCTGACTTGTTCGATGGTGGCCCGCTGCTCCTCGTCGTCGATGCGGCGCAGCTCGTCGACGAGATCGTTCCATGCGGTGGTGGTCAGCCCGGTGAACACCAGCCGGATCGTGGCATCAGCCAGCCTGCCCCGGGCCGTCTTCTCGCTCTTCACGGCGGCGTTGAGGCGTTTCTTCACCGCTGCCGCCTGCCCGATGGTGCCTCCAGACCCATTGTCGGTGTCGTCGGCTTCCGCCTGGGAGGCTGTCAGCTCTTCGTCGGCCTGTTTCCACGCCTGGGCGGCTTTCGGGTCGAGGCAAATGTCCACATGTTTCGTGGGACGGTTGAGGCCGGACACATAGTCCTGCATCAGGGTGCGCATGTCGGGGGTGGGGGTGCCAGTCATGAGGGGTCTCCTGTGTCGGGTGTGGGTGCCGGAGGGGTGAGGGGGTGGCCTTCCAAGTCGGCACCCTCAAAGTCTTGGAAGGCCACCGGTCTCACTGGGTTGGCTGGGTCACCTTGCCGTTCAGGGTGCGGCCGGTCACAGACCAGCCCACATTCATCGTGAACATTTCACCGTCATCGGTGGACAGCTTGCCCGGCGTCTTCGTCTTCACCGTCGACTTCCAGGCGTAATACTTCTGTCCGGCGGTGATTTCCGATCCGGGCTTCACATTCGGGAACTCGACGATGATCGTGTGAACACCCGGCTCCAGGCCGGCGATCACCTCGTCGTCCTTCTGTGGGTCGTCGATGATGATGTCAGTGTCAGACAGGCCATAGGTGACAGGGCCGGGTCGCTTACCGGCGTCACGGCGGCAAATACGCTTGTCCTCCGACTCGGAGGCGTCCGAGGACGACTCAAACGAGCGCAGGGCACAGGTGATTTCGGTGCCCGCCTTCAGCTCGGTGACGGTTGCGGCATCCAGCTTCTTGATCGAGGGGACCAGCATCAGCTTGGAATTCTCGATCGTTTCGATGCCCTCAGGGTTGTACACGGAAACAGGCATGGTCACTTCTCCTTCTTGCTGGTGGATGTCTGGGTGGTGTTGCGTGGTTTGGTGGGGAGGGGGCGGCCTTGGTTGTCGCAGGCGGGATGCCCGTTCAGGACTTTCGCCCCGTCGGGGATGGCGTTGGAGGGGACGGTTCTCTGGCAGGTGGCGTCTGCGATACGCACCCAGTCGGTCATGGGATTCTCCTTGGTGTGGTGATGGTGAATTCTGTGGTGCATGTCCAGCACGAGTCGGTGGGGTCGCCGCGGTCGGCGAGGATGGGGCCTCCGGCGGTGTGTGTGAGACGCCAGCCGTCGATGCGTGCCCCGTCTAAGACGTTGACGACACGTCGGGTGTGGAGTCGGCAGCCTGCCGGATTGTTGGACACGCACATCACGTCGATGGTGACGTACCGTAGGGGACGATCCCCCAACGTGGTTGTGAGAGCAACGCTCTGAACGGTGACTACCGTGTACGGATAGTCGGGGTCGCCGTCGATACGCTGATCGAACACTGTTCCAGGTACCAGGCCACAGATGGCGGTGGCAATGTCGTCAGTCAAAGAGTCCACCTCCAATCTGTTCCATGGCGCGGACGAATCCGGGTGTCACCTCGTCCAGCGCGGGACGCATGAACGGGCGTGCCTCCATGCGCCGCGTGCCCCACTCCAAATAGGGGGCATAGTTGGTGGTGGGTCCAATCTCGGCAGCCGTGCCACCTGCAGAAATGCTTGTGTGGATGGAGTTGCGGGTGGCCCCCGTGTCAACGGGGCAGCGCTGCTGGCTGGCCCGCTCCACCTCCGTCGCGGACTTGCGGACCGCCTCCGCCGCTTTCCGGGTGGCGTTTGCACCGGTTCTGCCCAGATCGGTGGATAGTTTGTTCAACTGTGAGGTGTCGACGGTGAACGCCATGATCCCACCAAATACGCTTTCCTCGTGACCGCCCAGCTCTGCTGCTCCACATCCACCACATACCAAGTTCTCATGTTGGTGGTGTCGTGTGATTCGGTCACGGTCACATGATCTCCGGGGCGAATGTCCGTGTCGATAGGTGTTTTGCACACGTGGGTGGCAACCCGGATTGGATCACCCGCCGTAGAAGAATCGGATGCCTGCGCGTTAATGCGCTGCACCAAACATGCCATGTCGGCGACAGGAGTCATGGTGTCGTGCTCCACGCCGGCATCGTCAATGTCCGTTCCGGTTTTCCGGGTGATGACGCAACGGTCGGTGTACAACTGTTTGTGCCAGCGGCGCGCCTCATCCACCATGCTGGTCAGTGCCATGCTTCCTCCCATCCCCCTGTGCTGTCGCGGTACATGTCTGTTGTTGGGGCATATGGCGGGTGGCTGTCGACCTGCAGCAGAGTGAACCCGTCACGGTGCGCATCCGCCCAAATCTGGGATCGGCGACGCCACATGGATGCTGTTTTCTCCCAGTCTCGGGGGTTGATGATCATGGTTGTTCCCTCGGAGGTGACGTGCGTCAGCTGGTCGCCTGCAAGAGAGGCTGCCAGGAGGGCGGCGTCGGCGGCGGCCCACCACGGGTCGAAGGTGGGATGCCACTCCGGGGTGCCGGGTAGATGACCTTGATCGTCGGGGATGGCGGCAGAGTCGACACATTCAGACACCGCACCGGCTGGCAGGTCTGCTTCCTGCACCAGCTGGTTGACGAACTCGATGGCTTGCTGTTTGTCCACATCCACCCCCGGGGATACTGGGTTTTAAAGCCCCTTAGAGGAACACCGTCTACCCCTGCATTTCTTGATGTTCCTCTAGGGGCGGCTTGCTACTCCGGTGTCAGGATCCGCTGCCTGCCGGGGCGGGAGCGTTGGCGGTCAGCTTCACAAAGTTTTCCGGGTCATTGATGATGCAGCCGAATTCGGCCTCAGCAAGGATGCCGACCAGGTTGTTTTGCCACAGGGACACAATGTCGCCGCCGATCTTGACGGTGGCCTCGGTGGAAACCGAGTAGGTGATTCCTCCGACCTGCCCCCAGATGACCTTTGTCCAGTCGCCGCCGTAGCCGATCACGGTCTTGCGGTCAGTGGTGGCAACACCATCACCCAGGTAGGCGGGGCGTCCCAGCAGCCGTGCGGAGGCCAGGGCGGCATCATTGTAGACAGGTTCGGTCAGGATAGGCCTGCCCGTGGTGTCATAGGAGCCGTTGAGCATGGGCTCTGCAGCGGAGTCGAACGCCCAGCCGGTGAGCTTGCGGCCATTCTCGACGAGCTTCGTGATTGCCAGATTCGCGTCCCCGTAAACGCCACCCTGGTTGGCGGGGGTTTTGCCAAGCTGCACCGTCTTCTTCGTCTCGTCCAGGTTGTGGGAGAACGGGGAGTCGGTTCCGTGCAGCACGGCGGCGTCGAAGGCCTGGGCGAAAGACTCGGCAATGTCGGTCTTGAACAGGTTCACATAGTTGGCCGGGTTGGCACGCACCACCTCGGCAGACACGACGGTGATCGCGGCGAGCTTTTTCGGCTCCATCTTCAGCAGGCCCACTTCACCCTTGGTGACGGGCTTCTGGCCGGCTTCGGCAACCCACGATGCGGTGGGCTTGGATGTGACGATCGGCACGGTCTCCCCGGAGATGCCCAGCGGCACCTTGCGGGCGAGCTGCTGGACAACGGAGCGTTTCGCGGCCTCGTCGAAGAACGCCTGCGCCATGTGTGGCTGCAAATATCCGGCGAAATCGGTGGTGACGGTGGGCTTGGTGACAGCCATGTCTGGGTCTCCTTATCGGTGTCGTTGCCCGACGGCAGCTGTGAGGGCCGCGGCGATCGGGTCGACAGGGTCAGATGTGGTGGTGGGGGTGTTGAGGTCGCGCATCCCGGCGGGCTTCGTCTTGAAGCGGGGATGCTGCTCAACGAACGTGGTGATGGTGTCGGCGATCGTGTCCGGCGTCGCGTCGGAGATCACCTTGTGGAAGGCGGTGGAGTCGAGCAGGGCTTCCCGGTCCACACCGTCTGGCAGATTCTGCAGGACTGCCAGCTGTGTTTGTGCTGCACGGGTGGCCGCCTGCGACTCTGCCAACTGTCGGGTGAGTTGTTCTGGGGTGGGCTGCTCGTCTGGGGTCAGGCCCAGGGCTTTGCCGAGTCCGTCGCGGAATTCGGCGAATTGTTTTTCGAGCTGGTGGCGCTTGTCGCGTTCCCGGGCGAGGTCGGCTAGGACCGCGTTTTTGGATCCGCGTCCTTCACTGGCACTTGTTGGCGTCTCGCTGCTGGTGTCAGTGGTGCCGTTGTCGCCACCCAGTTTAGCATCATTGGTGGTATTTGTTTCGTCGGTTTCTGTGGTGGTGTCGTCCATCTCGGATTAACCTTTCATGTCGAGGGTTTATGGGGTTTTGATGGGGCCCACATGGTAGGAGTCTCGCCAGTCCTGCACCAGATTCCCGTTTTCGTCGCGTGACCAGTGGTGTTTGCGAATGGTCCAGTCGTCTACAGGGTATCTTCCGCCGGTCCAGGCGTCGTATCTTTTGGGGCCGAGAATGTTTTTCTGCATTGTTTCCGGCTGGTTTTGGAACCATTGGTATCCGGCATCCTCGTCCAGTGCTGTGGGGGGTTCGTCGATGTCGTCAAACCCGAGTTGGCCCCATGTTTTGGTGACGGGGAGGCGGGAGCATCGGCCTTGGTGGTGGTCGAGGGGGCCGTCTTCATCGATCGGATGTGTTTCGCCGTGGTGGGCGATGCATGAGGGGCATGTGCGGTGGTCTAGCTCGGCGTACCATTGCCATCCTTGGAGCACGCCACGGTTGGTGTTGTGGTGGGCTTGCGCGGCGGCCCTGTAGGCGTCGAGTTGTTCGGTTCGTGCGATGACGAGGGCGCGGGCCAGGCCTCCCTCGAAGTCGCCTTGAACCATGTTGACCATGTGCTCGGCCACCTGTTTCGGGTTGCGTCCCAGCGTGACACCGACAGCCAGGTTTCGTTTCATGGATGCGGTGGCTGCCTGGTTGAGGTGCCAGTGGCGCACGGTGATCTGGTCGAGGGTGCGCCGCATGATCGCATCGATTTGTCGGGCGTCCACCGAGGCGAGGTTGATGGTGTGCCCGGCCGGTAGCTGGGTGGCGATGAGCGCGTCTTGGTCGGAGGTGGCTTGGGCGATGAGACGGCGTGCCACATCGGCGGCGTTCAGGTTGGAGGTGGCGAGGCAGTCGGTGAGGCCGTCGGAGGCGATAGCAAGGGCGTCTCTGGCTTTGACGTTGCGGATTGCAGCCGAAGCTTTGGAGTCGTCGTCGAGTTGTGCGAGGGCGAGTGTGGTGGTGGCCAGTTCGGATTCAAGAGCGTCCCAGGTGGAGGCCCAGTGTTGGGCGAGCATCCGTGTCTGATCGTCTTGGATACGGTCGATCACATGGCGCTGACGTAGCAGCTCGGTGAGGGTGCGCTGGTTAGCGGTCATAGTTGAGGGTGCCGTTCATAAGGGCGCGTCCGGCGGCCGCCGCGGATTGGGCTTGTTGGTCGGTGGCTCTCTGCACAACACCTTCCGGGTCGGGCTCGTCCAGGCTGTGAACAATGTCGACGAGGGCGTAGCCCAACTGTTGTTTGGCTTGGGCGACCTGCAGTTGTTCGAGGGGGTCGAGTGGCATGGGTCCGGCCCATTGGATGCCGGGTTCGACTCCCAGCAATTGGAGGAGGCCGTTCCAGACGGGTTCGGCGTCTCGCTGCCATGCCCGGATGGTGGCGGTGCGTCTGGTGGACAGGATGCGCAGCGCTTCCCCGGAGGGCACATCGCCGGAGGTTTGGGAGAGATAGTGGTAGGGGATGCCGACGACGCGGGCGATTTTCGCGGCGAACGCGTCCTGTACTTTCAACAGTGGGGTGAGGTCGGGCGGGTCGAAACGCAGCAGCGGGCCGGGGCCGTTGGTTGCCCAGATTTGCTGTTTGTCGAAGTTGATTCCCTGACTGGAGGCCGGCCTGGTTGGGGTGGGGGCGTACGGGTTGCGCATGGTTTCTTCCACGTCGTGGTTGAGCAGGGCGTAGAAGGGGCGGGCATAGGTTTCGGTGGTGATGATGAGGTCGGCCAATGTTTTGTTGAGGGCGTCTTGTAGGGGGATGACGTCGGTGAGGATGGAGTGGCCGTGGGACATGTGGTCGTCTGGGTCGCGCTTCCACCAGCAGACAGGGACGATGCCGAACGGGTGGGTGATGGTGGGGCCGTCATCATCGGTGCAGCCGGTCCATGCGTCGTCTGTGGTGGGCATGTCTCCGTCGATTTGATGCTTGGTGATCCAACGCTCCAAACGGTCGGGGTAGTAGATGTTGATGCGGCCGTAGTCGTCGTCGGTCCAGATGCGGGCGGCCCATGCCAGCTGGGAGGGGTCGTCTGGGTCGGGCTGGGCGGCCATGGTGGTGGGGTCGCAGAACACGGGGGCGGGGGTGCCGTCTCGGCCGGGCCAGACGATCGCGTAGGCGTCGCCGTAGATGAATCCTGCCCGGTCGATGAAGCCTTCGAGGCGGGAGAGTCCGTGGAGTTTCGCGGCCCCGTCGTTGTCGAGGCCATCATCGGTGGTGGTCCATTGCTGGATGGCGATGCCGTCGGTGAATGCGGTGACGGCGGCGGGGCACAGGTTTTCTCGCAGCGACATGACCGTGTCGGTCAACAGTTTCTGGGTTTGTTTCGTCAGGTAGTCGCGGGATGCGAAGCGTAGCTGGTGGTTGCCGCGGTAGTAGTCGTGCAGGAGCCGGTATGCGGGCTGCCTGTTGGCCCATTGTGTGATGGCGTCTGTGAGGATACTCATGGGCCAGATGACTCCTATCCGAGTGGTGTGAACGTGTTGCCTTTGCGGCGTCTGGTGATGGTTGCCCAGGTGAGGGCTTGTGTGAGGGCGTCGACTTGGTCGTCGTGGGTGGCGTTGGGGAATCCGGCGCATTCTTCGATGAGGTCGTCGCACCATGGTTCGTAGCCGGGGAGGTGGACGTTTCCGGCTTCGACGAGGGGTTGGACGACGTTGGCGCGGGATTCTTTGCCGCCTTGTGGCTGGACTGGGACGAGTCCGGGGAGTGTGTGGTGTAGGGCGTCGATGACGGCTGGGCCGTTGGCTTTGTCTTCGACGAGGTGGGCGGTGGCTTGTGGCCAGCGTGCCGCGAGTTGCTGCATGTGTTGGCAGGTTGCTGTGAAGCTCCAGCGGCCTCGTGCCTGGTCGAGGAGGCGCAATACTGCGCCGTCGTGTTGCCAGACTTGTCCGACGACCCAGTCTGTGTGTTCGCCGCTTTTGAAGGTGAGGTCCCATGAGGTGAACACTTGCCCGCTAGGCACCCAGTGTTGCTGGTTGTTGTCGGCTTGCCATGTGGGGTGTGGGTCGATGATCCAGTGGTCGCGGTTGAAGATGGTTCCGCCGGGTGGTGAGGGGTGTCCTTGGTAGAGGGAGTTGAAGGTGCGGGAGCCTGCTTGTTGTTTGATGGCTTCCCATTGTTTGGTGGTTCGGCGGCGGGAGGATTGGAGCCACTGGCCGGGTTTGCGCCCTAGCGGGTCGTTGTTGGTTTCGGCTTGGGCGGGGATGTTGAGGAGTTTCCACCGGTGGCCGTCGGGGGCGTTGAGGAGGCGTCCTGCCAGGTCGTCTTGGTGCCAGCGGGTGAGGATCAGGATGACTGGTGCGCCGGGGGCGAGGCGGGTGGATGCGACATCGGTCCACCAGTCCCAGACGCGGTTGCGGTAGATGGTGGAGTCTGCTTGTTCGCGGTCTTTGATGGGGTCGTCGATGATGAGGAGGTCGACGGGTCGGCCTGTGAGGCTGCCACCGATGCCTGTGGTGTAGACGCCGCCTTGTGCCTCGGCGAGTTGCCATTCGTGTTGGGCTGACAGGTCGGGGCGGATGGTGAGTCCGAGGTCGGGGTGGGTGGTGATGTCGTCTCTGATGGTGCGTCCCCAGCGTCGGGCGACGGCGTGGCTGTAGGAGACGATGGCTATGCGGGTGTTGGGGTTGTGGGTGAGGGTCCACAGGGGGTAGCGGCGTGAGACGCGCTGCGATTTGCCTTCTTGTGGGGGGAGGGTGATTATGGCGCGCCCATCAGTCGTGTTGGTGGTGTCGATGAGTGTTTGGTCGATGAGTTGGAGGGCGGGGGTTTGGATGGTGTCGGGGTCGAGGTGTTGGGCCATGTCGCCGGGGGTGGCCCATTTCCGGTTTTTGCCTTGCAATAGTTGGCGCATGGCGTTGAGGGTGGCGGGGTCGAGTTGAAGTGTGGCCATTGTGTGTGTGGCCTCCCCCGCCTATCCGCTCCTGTTTTTGGGTGCAGCTGTTCCTCAGTTGTCACCTAGTTTATCATTGTCGCGCATGTTTATGGCGGCGATGATTTCTGGCCACATGCATTCGAGAACGTCCCAGGGGAAGTAGGTGTTGGGGTTTCCGCGTCCTCCTCCTTTTGTGTGTGGTTTGAGCCGCCCGGTTTTTGTCCAGTGTTTGATGCGGTTTGGTGTGAGCCCGGGGAGTTGTTGGCATAGGTCGGTGCTAGTCATGGCGGGGTGGTGTCGCCATCGGTGTTCGAGTTGGTGTGGTCCTGGGAGTTGGTGGCTGGACTGGTTTTGACAGCTGAGGATGGTTTTTGGTCCGGTGCCGGTGGTGTCCATGGGTGCCCCGCATTGGGGGCATGGGATGAGGGCGGGTGGTGTGATGTGGGCGGCTTGGGTGGCTTGGCTGTAGATGTGGTTGATGGTGTCGGCGATGTGCTGCCAGTCGTCATCGGTGATGTCCGTGCCCCAGTGGTGGAGGCACAGGTCGACTTCGTGTCGCCAGCTGGTGGGTGTGTGCCAGTACAGGGTGGGGCACAGGATTGCGGTGGCGTCGGTGTGGAGGAGTCGGAGTAGGGCCGGGTGGGGGCCGGTGAGGTCGAGGATGGTGGCGGGGATGGGTGGTTTGGATCCGGGGATGCTGTGTCTGTGTGGGCTGGTGGTGGTGGATGGTTTCCCGCCGGAATCGGTGATGTGGTCGATGAGGTGGGGGAGTTGTTGCAGGCGGCTGCGGGGGTTGTTGCGTGGGATCCAGGTGGGGGTGTCACTGGTCATTGAGGGCCTCCAGTAGGAGCTGGTTGGGGTCTGTGTCGGGGTGGTTGCGGGCGTTTTGGATGAGGGTTGTTGCCCAGGCGATGTTTGCTGCTGCGGTGAGTTGTTGGGATCGGGCGATTTTCGTTTCGATGCCTAGCCGGATGAGGTTGGCTAGGCCTTTTTCGGCGCGTTCTAGGGCACGTTCGTAGACGTGGATTGCGGCCCGGATCTCTTCGGTTCCTGATATTGGGTTTTGGTATTCCCATTGGTCGGTGATTGTTTCTAGTTTTGCCCGGGCGAGATTGAGGAATGCGACTTGTTCTCCGACTACTAGTTGTATTTGTTTTGCCGGGTCTTGGATGGGTTGGATTGTTTCGGTGTGGAGTTGTCCGTCTATTTCTGCTGTGAGTTGTTTTCTTTTTGCGCTTTGTACTGAGGAGGGTAGTGCTCCTCCGTGGAGTTTGCAGGCTCCGTATCCGACGTGGTTTGTGCCCCATCCTGCTGGTTGTTTGCAGTGTTGTCCGTTGCGTTTTTTGACGTTGCAGTGTTGGTGGTTGGTGGTTTTTGGGGTGGTGTTCATGGTTGTCTTTCTGGTTTTGGTGTTGGTTTTTAGTATTCGATGGTGTGGTTTTGGGTGTGGTGGTGTGTTTCTAGTTGGGCTTGTCGGTGGTTTCGTTTGCGCATCCATTCGCAGTAGGCGGCTGGGTCTGTGGGTGGCTGGTCGTTGTCGGCTGGGGTGGGGTTGGCTTTGTTGCGGCGGTTTTGTCGGATGGTTTTGGCTTCGTTGTAGATCATGCGTACGTCGATGTTGAGGGCGTATTTGTCGTTTTGGTGGGTGATGTTTCGGATGGCGAGTTTGGCGTCGAGGTAGTCGATGTTGGTGAGGATGTCTGCCCAGGCGTCGGGGGTGTGTTTGTCGAGTTTTTGGTTGGGGCAGAGGGCTTGGAGGTATCGGCAGAGGGCGATGGTTTCCTTGCGGTTCATGACTGGCTCTTTCGGGTGATTTCCTGCTGGTTGAGTTTTCTTGCTGCCATCCAGACGCCTTGGGGGTTCTGGGTCATGCCTTTGTGGCGCATTTCGTCGGGGGTGAGGCAGCGGCGGCGGTTGGGGCCTTGTCGTGTTCCGTGGTCGCCTACGCGGTGCATGTCTCCGGCTGTGGTGCTGTTGAAGCTTTGGTGGCAGGCGACGCAGTGCTGGGTGCGGTTTCCGTCGGTGCGTCCGCAGGTGTGGCAGGTGTGTGACATGGCGTTGGTCCTTCTGGATGAACGGGTAATTTCTGACGGCCTAGAAATCGTTGGGGGTCTCTTTGTACGGGGGCGGGGTTGTTAGGCGCTCCACGGCTAATGGCGAAAGCTCTCAGGGTCATCCGGGGCTGGGCGGCTGGGCGTCATCGTCGGCGTCGAGGATCTGGGCCCGCTCCCAGGCCTGCTGCCACTGGTCGTCGCTGAGCCCTGCGGTGGGTCTTCCATCGCCGGTTCGGTTCAGCACCTCTGGCTCGTCGGACCAGCGGCCCTTGTTCAGCCAGGTGGATGCGTGGGGGATGAATTCCTGGCTGGTCCCGGACTGCTGCCATGCCTGGGCGTGGGCTTGGGCTGCAGCGGTCAGCTGGTTGGCGTCCACCTGGCCGCCCTTGAGCAGCTTGGTGAATGCCTTGGCTGCCTCGGCCTTGCCCACCTTGCGCGGGTAGGTCTTCCAGAACTTCTCGAACTCGTCGGTGTACTGGCGGCCTCCACGGGTCGGCGTTCCTCCGCCCCTCACTTCCAGCTGGTTGCCGGTTGGGGGTGTGTCGCTCAACACCGTCGCGTCAGCGTCGGTTTGAGCAATTACCTTCCCTGTTCTCTGTTCCCTGATCCCTGTTCCCTGTTCCTGTGATGAGCCCTCAGTGAGGACTCCATGAGTCAGAATGTTTCCCCTAGTCAGAGGCGGAATCTTTGATTCAGTAGGCCGGTTTATTCGCTGATGAGTGGTGAAATTCGTGACCTGACAGTAGGTGCGCCCGTTGTCGACCTGATACAGGGTGATGAGACCCATGTTTGAGAGGTGGATGAGGCCTCCATGAAGGCTCACTGAGTCCTCAGTGAGTCCTCCATGAGTCCTCACTGAGTCCTCCCCGACATGGTCATCCAGGGGGAAGAGTTGAGACCTGATCCAGTTCATGTCTGCCAGCAGCCTCCCCTCGTCGTCAGCCATCGACCAGAGACCGATGAACAGCAGCCTCTCGAAGAAATCCAGCTGGGCAACGTCCGGGGATCCCCAGAACTCGGGCTTGATCGTCCGAATCCTCATGCCCTGCTCTCCTTTCTGGTGATGCGCTCGATCTCGAATCGGACACATTGGGCGGCCTTCTCCAAGTCCTGTGTTTCGGGTGCCCCTTCTTTTCTTCCGGCCCTCAGCAGGTATTTGATGGCGTTGCCTCGAAAGAATGGCAGATCCTCAACCACATATCGGGTTTCCATTGGTGTTCCGCAGTGGGGGCAGGGTGGCCCGTCATAGTGCGACGGGTGGTGCACGGGGTCATTCATGGTCGAGTTCCTCGATGGTGACGGTGATGTGATGGTGATGCTTCGGGGCACGGTGTGGTGCGCGGCGCATGTCGGGGCCGATGAGGCAGTGAGAGTTGTCGTCGGGCAGCATTCCGGCGTCGACCATGCCGTCGACAAGCGGCTTGATGGTGGGCCAGGCGTTGGCCGGGTCTGCCCTGCCGCCGCCGGGGTAGGCGATGGTGCACACAATGCGGGCGCGGGCCATGGCGGGCACATGGCGCCCGACCCACAGGCCCAGATAGCGCAGCCCTCTCGACCGGTCTGCTTTTCTGGCCCAGTGCAGCCGCATGTTTGAGGTCATCCACAGACCGTCGGGCACATCAACAGTGACTTCATGGACGCTCATCGGAGGACCCCTGCCGTGTCGGTATCGAGTTTCATAGTGTCTCCTTGTAGCTGGGGCGGCCCTTGGTGTAGAGCCGCCCCAGAATGGGTGATGGTCAGAACGGTGCCTGGTCGGTGGAGGGCTGCTGCCAGCCCGTCTGAGGCTGTGTCCACATGCCTGCGCCGCCGGCTGCTGGATGGTCGCCCTGGGGCTGCCCAAAGTTGTTGCCGCGGGTTGCCTTGGACACTTGGGCGGTGGCATAGCGCAGCGACGGGCCAATCTCAGCCACGTCGATTTGGTATGTGGTGCGGTTGTTGCCCTGCTTGTCGGTCCACTGGTTGGCGCGCAGGTTGCCTTGCACGATCACCCGCATCCCCTTGGACAGTGATTCGGCCACATGCTCGGCGTAGTCGCGCCACACGGTGCAGCGTAGAAACAGGGGATCCCCGTCAACCCACTGGTTCGACTGCTTGTCGAAGGTGCGTGGGGTGGAGGCGACCGTGAAATTCGCTGCCGGAATCCCAGACTGGGTGAACTTCAAATCCGGGTCAGCGGTCAGGTTGCCCACGATAGTGATGGATGTTTCACCGCTCATTTCTGCTCCTCGGTGGTTTCGGTGACTTCTCCGGTTTCCGGGTCGATGCCGGTTCCGGCGGGATGGTCTTCCTTGGCTCGGCGCAGATCCTCCTCCAACGATTCGGCCACCGCGTCGGCGTCGGCCTGTGACAGTTCCGCCCCGCTGTCGATGTGGCGTCCCAGCACGTCGGAGGCGATCGCCGCCATGGTGGAGGCGTCCACGTTCGCGGCTGTCATGGCGTCACGCAGCCTGCTGAAGTCCACCTGCTGCACCGTCACCCTGGGGGTGGCAGGCTCCGGCTTGGCGAAGTCCTGGATCTCGTCTGGGGTGTAGCCGATTCCGGCCATCGCCTCGAAACACGCCTCGCGGGCGCACTCGGTCAGGGCACGGTTCTTCAACATCAACTCTGGGTTCTTGAGCCAATGCCCCTTGCCCCACAGGCCGTGCTGCCTGGCCTTCTGCTCATCCCAGGTGGCGACATGCTCAAACTCGGGGTCGTCGGCGCGCACGATCACACATGTGGCGACACCGTCCCGGTAAGTTTCACGCAGACGATGCCCGGCACGCCGGACAAGGGAGCGAATGTATTTGGCGGACAGGGACGGTTTGCCGGAGATGATCGCCATCTCCTGCATCACGGTGAACGGGGCGTCACCCAGCTGCCCGGCGGTCTCAATCGCAATCATCACATTCGCAGGGCGGCCGCGGAATGCGGGCGGCACAATGTCTGATTCGGCAATCAGCTGACAGTACTGCATTTTGCCGTCCAGATTGTCGAGATAGCCGGACGGGTTGGGCTGGTGAAGATCAAGTTCAGTGGACATTGGCAAGTACTCCTTTTTTGAGGCAGTCGGGGCAAACCATGAATCGTGGTTTTTGGGGGATGACTCGCCACAGCCCGTAGTGCATGTCGAGCACATGGTCGCGGCGAATGTAGTAGTGGACGACTTCTGGTGGAACCCTTGTCGTGTGGTCTTGTCGGCAAAACCTGCACTGGTAGACAATGCGGTTCGTGTAGTCGTCGCGGTAGTCGTTCATTGCCTGCCTTTCGCGAGCGCAACATAGGGTGTTCCTTGACCTCGGGCGCGGCGGGTGGCCAGGGTTTCCCCGGACGGGTCGACAGCGGTTTTCGCATCACCCATGAGGTGGGCCAGCACCTGTTTGGCCTGCTCAATGTCGGGCTTGTGGCCGGCCGTGTATTCCTTGACTGCTTGGTCTGCGTCGATTCCTGCGGTGATGGCGTCGAGCATCGACGTGTCGGCGACGGTGACCGTCTTGTCCGGGTCGATGTCGGGGTGGCGGCGCCGGTCGGCCTCATAGGACCACTTGCTGGGGGTCCAGTTCGGCGGGAATCCGAGCTGCACACAGTCCCAGAAGCGTTTCGCCTCGGCTACCGCATACTCCTGCCAGTCGTGGTCGGCGTCGATCCGGTAGCAGCGGAATCCCCACGTCGACAGCGCCACCACATCGCACCAGTCGACGCCAAATGTCGCCATGTACCACTGCACTTGGCACCAGTAGTGTTTCGGGATGTCGGTGGAGCCGTCCGGCCCCCAGTCGCCGGGGCGGCCCGGCGAGTATTTGAACTCGACGATTCCCGTGATGGATGCGTCCGAGTTTTTCGTGCTGACGATGCGGTCTGGGTTGGCCAGCTGCCAGCGGCGATCCTTGTGGGCCCATGTTCGGGCATCACGCAGGAACGTGCCATCGGGAAGCTTCTTGTCCCGATACCATCGGTCGGCTGCCAGCTCCGTGTAGTGGCCTGCCTCCATGAGCGGGCTTGTCTGCTCGGCGGCTACGGAGTCGCCGGTCTTCTCGCACCACAGGGAGTAGGAGTCGCCCCACGGTGACAGGCCCAGCACCTTGGCGATGTCCGAGCCGCCCACACCGGAGCGGCGCAGGTCATGCCACGCCTGGGTGCCGTCGATCTCACACCCGATGAGGACAGCGTCTTTCGCATGTCTGGTCATGCCGCGCACCCCTCATCCGACTCGTCCTCCGACTCGTCCGGGTCGTCGGGATCCGGCAGGTAGTGGGCAAGCTGGTTCAGCATGTCTGCTGCGCAGGTCGCCATGCGCCACATCTGTGGGGTGTCATCCAGCGACAGGAGGTTGCGTGCATTGTCTGCGCGCTTCTCGGCTTGACGGACGGCCTCGTGGAGCGTGGCGAGCTCCATCGGCCCCATGTTGTCTGCGAGGGTCTTTGTCTCGGCATCAATGCGATGGTTGATGGTCATTTCGTGTCCTTTCTCGATAGGCCTATGCGGTGGCGTTGTTGTGGTGTGGTGCCGCCGAAAATCCCGGCGCGCACCTTGTATCCGGGCTGCTCCAAATCCATTGCCATTTCGAGGCAGTGGATGGCCAGTGGGCATTGGTGGCACAGCTGGATTGCCCTGTTCTGGGTGTCCATGTCGGCGTCGTCGGGGAACCACATCTCCGGATCCATGCCGGGTTTGCGGCACACCGCCTGTGCCCACAGGTCGTCGTGGCGATGGTCGTTGCGTGCCCAGCGGGAGCCGACGAGTTTGGCCACCTCGGATGACGCCACCAGTGGTTCCCCGTCCTTGGTGGTGCCGTGCTGTGTGAGACGGCCACGGCGGATACCGGCCCGCAGCTTCTCCCGAGGCACAC